GAAGGCTTATATGGTATTGCTGCATCGGGTACGCATACGATTGCAGTATTAAAACAAGTCAACTAAGGGCATTTAGGAGTAAGACCATGAAAGAACAAGCTAAGGCCGCTGGCCTGTCCTACCTACGCGCCGCTATTAGCTGCGCTGCTGCACTTTACATGTCCGGTATCACCGATCCAAAGACACTAGCTAATGCGTTCGTTGCAGGACTTCTTGGCCCATTGATGCGTGCCATGAACCCTAGCGATCCTACTTTCGGCGTTAAGTAAATGACGGCCGCCCAGTCGCTACTAGCAATAGCCATAGGTATTTGCACACTTATGGGGTTTGCGGCTGGGCTGGTTCGCCATCTAGTTAAGTATTACCTAAGCGAATTACGCATGGACAATAACGGCGGCCATAACCTACGCGGTCGAGTAGATCGCATAGAGGCCAAGGTAGATAGCATCTACGAGATGTTACTAACCCGTTAGGGCGTGTCGGTTATTGACCGCTGTCAGTCCAAGGCTTTACCCTTTATTTACACGTTAGGCAGGGCTACCTAATTCGGTGTAGCACGGCTTAACCCAAACAAGGGCGAAGTAAATGGATATAGAAAAAGTAGCAGTATTCGTAATAATGGTGAGTATTGCTTGGTTTATCGTAGGTTGGTCAGTCGGTTACAAAGAAGGCGTGAAGGATGGCTACAATCGTGGCCGCGCAGCTGGTATGCGTGTAGCTAGTGATCGTGTGGTCAAGTGATGGCATTTGACCTAAATAATTATGAGGATGTAAATAGTCGCATAAAGCGGTTTAGAGAAACACATATCGCAGGGCGCATAACTACCGAGATCGTTGAATTAAACGTTAAAGATGGTTATGTAGTAATTAGAGCCTGCGTATTTCGTGAGCATGAGGATGTAGTGCCGGCAGCTATTGATTATGCCTTTGAGCAGAGATCAGATCGAGGCGTAAACAGGGACTTTTGGATCGAAAATTGCAGCACCAGCGCAATCGGTCGAGCCATCGGGTTACTGATGCCTAGCGATGCACGGCCTACACGGCAGGACATGGAGAAGGTAGAACGTTTAGCGGCTCAGCCTGCAGTAGAGGTTGATCTATGGGCTACTGCTGTACCTGCAGTAAAGGTTGAAGGCGTGGGAAGTGTGCGACCTGCAGCTGAAAGCATCGCAGACATTAAAGCGCAATTAGGTGGCGAGATATTAGATCCTGCACCTGTCTGCTCACATGGTCGTATGGTTTACAAAGAAGGCGTAAGCCCTAAGACGGGATCGAAATACCGAGGCTATACCTGTAGCAGTAAGTCACGGGGCGACCAATGCAAACCAATATGGCTATAACCGAGATGGCTCAGATCGTCCAGGTGATCTTAGATCGATCGCAGGAGTTACAGGCAGCAGCTAGTGGGTTTGCCCGTAGTACAGGCGAGAAGGCTAATACGCCAGATCATGCTGGGCGATATAACACAAAGATAAACTTTCACGAGTTCGTAGCCGAGCATAGTGAAGCTGCTGGCGCAGAGATCGCAGTAGCGCAATACATGGGTATCCGTAACTTTATACCTACTGTAAACACTTTCCACGATGCACCAGACATACAGCTTGGCAATCTAGGGTTCGAAGTTAAGTGGACTAAGTACATTAACGGCCATTTAATCATCCATAAGGATTATCCACGCCTTAGCGATGTAGCAATCCTTGTCTGTAATAAAAGTCCGGTATATCAGATCATTGGCTGGATGCCCGTGCTATGGGCTAAGAAGGCCAAGTATTACAACGCAGCTGATGGCAATTACTGGGTATCTCAACGTGAGTTATTCGAGATGGATGCATTAAGGAAGTCCGTATATGGCATTACTGAGGATTAACTGCAGGGTTTGCGCCAAGATAGGCAGCGGGATGCAAACGCACAAGATTGTAGATGAATTTATTAACCTGCCGCCTAACGTAGTTTGCGTTCAATGCTTAGGCTGTGGCGTTATGGGCATTGAGATGCTGCTAGATAGCCAAGTACCTACAGCTGAGGAGATACTGCATGACTAAAACTAATAACTTAGAGATTAGATGTAACTGCGATCCAGAGCAGCCTGAGATGGTAGTTCACCTGGTAAATGGCATTATCCCTATCATTATCATTAAATGCGAGAAGTGCGAAGCCTTTTACACAGTCATGCCTAATTCGGTGCAAGATGCCTAGTTACTTGTATCGCTGCGATCAATGCGGCGTTGAACTAGAGATGAATCACCCGGTAAGCACACACGGCGACAGCGCACCTTTATGCTGCAGCTACCCAATGATGCGCGTGTTTAGTGCGCCATCGATCATATTTAAGGGAACTGGTTGGGGTAAAGATAAATGAGTAAGCGACTTGGTGAGGAGTTTTACACAGTTGCGGATAACGCTGTGTATAACGCATGCTGTGACTCCATACAGTTTAAGTATCTGTGCATAACCTGTGGACAAAACGCAGGATGTTATTTCTGCAGCTTTAACCCAGATGAAAAGCATGAGTGCGACGAGTGAAAATCGGATCACTATGCACAGGGTACGGCGGCCTAGATATGGCAGTTGAGGCTTACTTTAATGCCGAAACAGTCTGGGTATCTGAGATAGACAAGTACGCCTCACAGGTCATAGAGCAACGCTTTGGCGTGGTAAATCATGGTGATCTAAAGACTATTAACTGGGCTGAGGTTGAGCCTATAGACATACTTACAGCAGGCTACCCATGCCAGCCGTTTAGCGTGGCTGGCGACAGAAAAGGAACTAATGATGAAAGACACATTTGGCCATATATCAAAAAAGCAATTAGCATTTTACGACCGAATTACGTCATCTTGGAAAACGTTAGAGGTCACCTTAGCCTCGGATTTGACCACGTTCTCGGCAACCTTACCGAAATCGGGTATGACGCAAGATGGCAAATTGTACGAGCTTCAGATGTTGGCGCACCCCATCAAAGAGCAAGACTATTCATTATTGCCTACCCCACTAACAACGGATCGTCATATAGGCACACCAGCAGACCTGAGAAGGGACTCACCAGGATTACGGGCGATGGATTTATTACCCACACCGACAGTAATTCATGTACGCAATCACGACGAAACTATTCATACCTTCATAGAACGTCAAGCGAGATCATCAACGGGACAGATAGGCAAAAGCACAGGTTTAGCCGTGAGATGGATAGACAAGAAGTTCCGGCTACATTGGATAAAGGTAAACTAAATGCTAAGTTCGTTGAATACATGATGGGATTACCTGAAGGATGGGTAACAGAAACGGGATTAACAAGGACTCAGCAGCTAAAGATGTTAGGTAATGGCGTAGTACCTCAACAGGCATACTATGCATTAGAGCTGTTAGGACACGCCCAAGATGTCGCATAAATTCAAATGGATTAGGTTGGGTATGATACAATCTATTCTTGTAATCGCACTTAATAATAATGCTTATGCGATTAATAATAATGATATAGAGAAAGAAAAATATAAACTCTATAGTCATATAAAACTAACTAACCATAGGCAATACCTATGTCTAGAGCAGCTTTGGTACTTAGAATCTAAGTGGAATCCTAGAGCTGATAACAAGCGATCATCTGCGTATGGAATACCACAGCTATTAAAGCTAAAGATCAATAACCCTTATATGCAGATAGATGCCGGACTAAAGTACATAGCTCATAGGTATGGCACACCATGTAAGGCGTTGGCCTATCATCTAAAGACTGGGCACTACTAATGGCTAAGCGCGGTGATCCTAGGCTGTCTGCTGGGTACAAGATGGTTAGGCTACGGGTATTGCATCGAGATAACTACGTCTGCTATTACTGTGGTGGTGATGCTAACCAGGTGGATCATGTAGTACCTATATCGAAGCAAGGTGATGTAATGGATATGGATAACATGGTGGCAGCTTGTAAGCGGTGCAACGTAAGCAAGGGCAACAGCTCACAGGGCGTTTTTTTAGCCAAACAGGCTACCCCCCCTGCCTTTTCAAATCGTACCTCCCCGATCACGTCCGTACAGGTTCAAACAGGCCCATGTTTAGGCCAACCAAGCCAAGGCCCGACAGGATGACTACAAAAGTTAAACCGATCAAGCGGGGGCTAGTTGAGCCACGCCTTCACAGCCCATACTTAAAAGGCAAAAGCCGCATAGATGAGGTTGCAGAGCTGGCAGAGAAAATCGGCTACCCATTATTACCCTGGCAACGATTCGTGCTAGAGGATATGTTGCGTGTGGATAAGGATGGCGGTTTTATCCGCAAAACAAACCTACTTTTATGCGCCCGGCAGAACGGCAAAACGCACTTAGCCCGTATGCGTATCTTGGCTGGCATGTTCTTATTTGATGAGAAAAAAATCCTTATTATGTCCTCTAATCGCAGCATGGCACTAGCTACTTTTAGAGAAGTGGCCTATGCGATCGAAGGCAGCCCAGAACTTAAAAAGCAAATCAAGGCGATCCGGTATGCCAATGGCACGGAGTCGATCGAGCTGCTAAATGGCGCACGGCTAGATGTTGTAGCTGCTACCCGTGATGGATCGCGTGGCCGTACAGCTGATCTGCTATTCATAGATGAAGTACGCGAGATAACCGAGGAAGGCTACGCAGCTGCGCTACCGACTACACGCGCCCGAGCCAATGCCCAGACACTAATGTGTAGCAATAGCGGAGATGCCTTTAGCATCGTGTTAAACCAGCTGCGAGAACGCGCCCTATCTAGTTCATCTAAGAGCTTTGGCTATTACGAATACAGCGCGCCACAGTTTGCCAAGATAACCGACCGCGCAGGTTGGATAGCAGCCAATCCAGCCCTAGGCCATACGATCACTATGGAGTCGATCGAGGAAGCCCTTAACACGCAATCGGTAGAGCAATTTAGAACTGAAACCTTATGCCAATGGATCGACAGCCTGCAATCGCCTTGGCCATACGGATCGATCGAGGCAACCAGCGATGCCGCCCTTAAAATGTCCCCGGGCCCACTTACAGTATTTGCCTTTGACGTATCCCCTAGCCGCCGCGATGCCAGCCTAGTTATGGGCCAGCTACTCCCCGATGGTCGCGTAGGCGTTGCCGTATTGGAAACTTATAACAACCAGGTAGCCGTAGATGAGCTAAAGATCGCAGCTAGTATTAAAGGCTGGTGCGATATGTACTATCCGCGCACAGTTTGCTTTGACAAGTACACAACCGCATCGATCGCCAAACGGCTAGAACTATCAGGCGTTGCAGTTCGCGATGTATCGGGTGCTGAGTTCTATACAGCTTGTAGCGATCTACACGATGCCCTAAGTAACGGCCGACTAGCTCATAGTGGCCAAGAATTGCTAGTACAGCACATGAATAACAGCGCAGCTAAGATCAATGACTCAGCCTGGCGTATCGTGCGCCGCAAGTCTGCTGGCCCTGTAGATATTGCTATCGGCCTTGCTATGGTGATCCATATACTTGCCCAGCCCGTACAGGAAGCCAAGATATACGCCTAGCGACACGCCGAACAGAATCGGTAATGTGCTTGACAATTTGAGAAAATCCCACTTATGGGATTACTGGAAACTTTAGGCTTTAAGGGTAAGGCAGAGGTAACTGCCCAATATGCGCCTGCCATTATGGATAGTACCTATGGTGCTGGCATGTATAGCTATAACAGCGGCCTATCTAATTATGGTTATGGCGTTGCGATCGACCGCAATACTGCGTTGCAAGTACCTAGCGTTAGCCGTTGCCGCAATTTAATTGCAGGCGTTATATCAAGCATTGAACTAGGCCTATACAAAAAATCTACAGGTAAAAAATTAGAGTCCCCGGTATGGCTAGAGCAACCAGATATACGCCAGCCGCTTAGCGTTACCTTGGCTTACACAGTAGATGCCTTGCTATTTTATGGCGTTGGATATTGGCGCGTTACATCGCTTTATGCAGACGATGGCCGCCCATCGGGTTTTGAATTTATACCAAATACTCGCGTTACTGTAACTACAAA